CATACGATGTCTGGGAGAGACAGGGCTTCCTGCAAACCACGGAGGGTAACGTCGTCCACTACGGCTACATCGAAAAATTCATCGAGCGCCTGGGTGAGAAATACAACATCCGAGAGATTGCCTTCGACCGCTGGGGAGCCGTCCAAATGGTACAAAACCTGGAGAGCATGGGCTTTACGGTGGTTCCCTTCGGCCAGGGCTTTAAGGATATGAGCCCTCCTACCAAGGAACTCATGAAGCTAACTCTGGAGGAACGTCTGGCGCATGGCGGTCATCCAGTGCTTCGCTGGATGATGGATAACATCTATATACGTACAGACCCGGCCGGGAATATTAAGGCCGACAAAGAAAAATCTACAGAAAAGATTGATGGTGCGATTGCCACCATCATGGGACTGGACCGCGCGATTCGCTGCGGCAATGACACCGGTGCTTCTGTCTACGATGACAGAGGCATTTTGTTTATCTGAGGAAAACGATGATCACTCTACTATTGCTTGGGCTGATTGTGCTGCGTGAAGGCATCAATCAGGGAATTGGAGGTTTTGATGAATATACTTAGTGGACTTTTTAAATCCCGCGATAAGCCGACAAACAGCCTAAATGGCTCCGGCTATCGTTTTTTCTTTGGTGGCACCACCTCTGGCAAGGCCGTCAACGAACGATCTGCCATGCAGATGACTGCTGTATATGCCTGCGTAAGAATTCTATCGGAATCCATCGCATGCTTGCCGGTACATCTTTACCAATATAAGGATTCCGGCAGCAAGGAAAAGGCCCTCTCTCATCCACTGTATAAAATCCTGCATGATGAGCCCAACCCGGAAATGACCTCCTTTGTCTTTCGCGAAACGCTGATGACACACTTGTTACTGTATGGCAATGCCTATGCACAGATTATTCGCAACGGTAAAGGTCAGGTCATTGGGCTCTATCCGCTGATGCCTAACCGCATGACCGTGGATCGTGATGAGCACGGGCACCTCTACTATCAATATCAGATGCAGGAGTCGGATGCCCAAACCATGAAAGCTGGAACGGTGACGCTCAGGCCATCCGATGTGCTTCATGTACCAGGCCTCGGCTTTGATGGACTGGTTGGTTACTCGCCGATTGCCATGGCTAAGAATGCCATCGGCCTTTCCATCGCCACAGAGGAATACGGCGCTAAGTTTTTCGCAAATGGAGCTACTCCCGGAGGCCTGCTGGAATTTCCTGGCACCGTCAAGAATCCAGATGCCATCCGCGAAAGCTGGAACAAGGGTTTCTCCGGCAACAATTCTCATAAGATTGCCATTTTAGAGGAAGGCATGCACTACACGCCAATCTCTATCAGCCCGAATGAAGCGCAGTTTCTTGAAACACGTAAATTTCAAATTGATGAAATCGCTCGAATCTTCAGAGTTCCTCCTCATATGGTAGGAGACCTGGAGAAGTCGAGCTTTTCTAATATTGAGCAGCAATCTCTGGAATATGTGAAGTACACCCTGGAGCCCTGGATTGTTCGATGGGAGCAGGCGCTAAACCGTGCCCTTCTATCAGATTCCGAGAAGGCTGCTTATTTTGTCAAGTTCAATGTAGATGGCCTGCTTCGCGGCGATTATCAAAGTCGTATGAACGGCTACGCTACAGCCCGTCAAAATGGCTGGATGTCTGCAAATGATATCCGTGAGCTTGAAAACCTGGACCGCATCCCAGCGGAGCTTGGTGGACTTATATCTCATCAACGGCAACATGACCAAGCTCGAAGATGCAGGAATATTTGCAGCCTCTTCTGCTGCTGGAAAGGAGAACGATTCCAATGAAGAAATTCTGGAACTGGAAAAATCAGACACAGACGAATCAAGAGACGCAGGAAACAGTGACAACAAGAACACTGTTCCTGAACGGAACCATCGCCGAGGAAAGCTGGTTTGATGACGATATCACACCGGCCCTTTTTAAGGAGGAGCTCTTAAGTGGCTCTGGCGATATTACTGTCTGGATCAATTCACCAGGTGGCGACTGCGTGGCTGCTGCCCAGATCTATAACATGCTGATGGATTATAAAGGCAACGTTACCGTCAAGATTGATGGTATTGCCGCCTCTGCTGCATCGGTTATTGCAATGGCCGGTACCAAGATAATGGTATCTCCTGTATCCATGCTAATGATTCATAACCCGGCCACGATGGCCTTCGGTGATTCAGCAGAGATGCAAAAGGCCATCGCCATGCTGGAGGAAGTCAAGGAATCCATCATCAATGCCTATGAGATTAAGACCGGTCTGAGTCGAGCAAAAATCTCTCGTCTGATGGATGCCGAAACCTGGATGAATGCCAATATGGCCATTGAGCTTGGCTTTGCAGATGAAATTATGAAGCGTGATACGCAGGATGAAGCTGTTTCTCTTCCTGCAGCCTCTGCTTCTTTCTCTCGCGCAGCTGTCACCAACTCTCTTATCGAGAAGCTGGCAGCCAAATGTCATATCCCGACAAGACCTGCTGAACCTGCTATTTCGGAGCGCTCTGTAGACAGTCTCATGGAGCGCCTAAACCTTATCAAACAACACATTTAATGGAGGTAATACTACTATGACGATTAATGAACTTCGCGAAAAGCGTAACAACGCATGGAATGCTGCTAAGGCATTTCTGGATTCTCATCGTACCGAGAAGGGTACCCTCACTGCAGAGGACGATGCAACCTATACCAGGATGGAACAGGATATCGCAGACCTTGGTAAGGAAATCGCTCGTCTGGAGCGCCAGGAGGCACTGGATGCCGAGCTTTCTAAGCCGGTAAATACTCCACTTACTTCTAAGCCTGCCTCTATCGCTTCCTCTAACACAAAGACCGGACGTGCATCCGATGCCTATAAGGCCGGAATGCTCACTGCCCTTCGTTCTAACTTCAAGCAGATTTCTAACGTGCTGCAGGAAGGTGTGGACGCAGATGGTGGTTATCTGGTGCCAGATGAGTATGACCATCGCCTGGTGGATGTCCTTACTGAGGAGAACATCCTGCGTAAGCTTGGTCACAAGATTACTACATCCGGTGAGCATAAGATCAACATCGCAGCAACTAAGCCTGCAGCTGCTTGGATCGAGGAGGGTGGCGCACTCAGCTTTGGTGATGCAACCTTCGACCAGATTTTGCTGGATGCCCATAAGCTGCATGTTGCAATCAAGGTAACTGAGGAGCTTCTTTACGACAATGCCTTTAATCTGGAGAGCTATATCATCGACATGTTCGGTAAGGCTCTTGCTAATGCTGAGGAGGATGCCTTCCTGAATGGTTCCGGTGTTGGTCAGCCTCTGGGACTTTTTGCTGCAACCGGTGGTGGAACGGCAGCTATTTCCACGGCTTCTCTTACCGCCGATGATGTGATTAAGCTTGTGTATGCATTGAAGCGTCCTTACCGTAAGAACGCAAAATTCATCATGAACGATCAGACCATCGCTTCTATCCGCCAGCTCAAGGACAACAATGGTGCCTATATGTGGCAGCCTTCTCTGGTGGCTGGTGAGCCGGATAAGCTCCTGGGCTATGATGTCTACACTTCTCCGTTCTGCCCTGCTGGAAAGATTGCCTTCGGTGATTACAGCTACTACAACATCGGAGATCGTGGTACTCGTTCCTTCAAGCAGCTCACAGAGCTCTTTGCTGGAAACGGCATGATCGGCTATGTTGCCAAGGAACGTGTGGATGGTAAGCTCATCCTTCCGGAGGCGGTACAGATTCTTACCATCACCGGTAGTGCAAAAGCTGCCAAGGCCTAAGGTAGTCTGAGTGAAAGGTGGCGTCATTTGTGATGAATGGCGCTGCCCTTCCCATATCCTTAAGAATGGAGGCGATGAGAAATGCTCATTACACTGGAAGAAATGAAGAACTATCTGCGAGTGGATTTTGATGATGACGACGCTCTCATCGAAACTCTAATCACCGCTGCAACAAGGATCTGCATGGATATTCTCCGTACAGAGAATCTTGACGAGCTGTCTGCTTGTGAGAATGCCAAGGCTGCCATTTTTTATACCACTGCATACCTGTACGAGCACCGAGAGGAGGCAGATCATCACGCACTGACGCTTACACTGCGCTCTCTGCTATTCGGTGCCAGAAAGGAGGTCTTCTGATGAACATTGAACTTTTAAATGTCCGCATCTTCATTACCAAAAATGAAGTAACTGTGGATGCCATCGGAAACCATAAAACAAGCTGGGTACCCTACTACAGCTGCTATGCAACGGTAAGTGCTGAAGCAGGCAAGGAGGATACGGATGCTGGAATGATTGTAGACAATACGAAGGTCGATTTTACTACCCGGTGGTGCAAGAAGGCTGCCGCCTTAGATTCCACGCATTATCGTGTGGAGTTTAACGATACGCTTTATGACATCACAGCCATCGACCACATGAATTACAAGAAAAAATGCATCAAACTCTCCTGTCAGAAAGTGAGGCGCTAACGATGGCAACTGATCGTGTAAGCATTGGCCAGATGGCGGATGCGATTATGGATGGGCTGGAGGAATATGCCAACCTTGCAACAGATGACCTAAAAGCATCGGTCCGCAAGGC